CAAGTTCTTCAGCAAAATCAAGCGCAAATGGCGCAGCAACAAGCCCAGCAGCAGGCGCAAGATCCTATTATTCAGATGCAGCAGCAAGAATTGCAGATCAAAGCGCAGGACGTGCAGCGTAAAGCACAGAAAGATCAGATCGATGCGGCGCTTAAGCAGGAGCAGATCCAAGTTGAGCGGGAGCGGATCCAGTCAATGGAAAACATTGAGGGAGCAAAAGCAGGTGCCAAGATTGCCTTCGACAAAGACAAGCTTGACCGTAGCAGCGAGATGGAAGCAACCCGCATGGGTGTGGACATTGCCAAGGCAAGAGACCTAAAAAGGGGTAGTTAATGACAGAACTTGATGTATTGATCCTCCAATTGAACGAAAAGATTGACCAAGTCAAGGAAGCTGCAGCGAGCGGCAACTTTGAGCGGTTCGAGGATTACAAAAAAACTTGCGGTGAGATTCGAGGTCTGCTGATCGCAAGGGGATACGTATTAGACCTCAAAGACAAACTGGAGAAATCGGATGACTAGTCCAATCGACTTAGGAAAGGCAGTAGATCTTACGCAGCTGCTTGACAAGTCTAGTGAACAAAAAGCAACACAATTACCAAAACCGTCTGGGTATCGCATTTTGTGCGCTATTCCAGAACAGGAAAAAGAGTATGAAAGCGGCATTGTTAAGGCAGACGAAACGGTGCGAAACGAAGAAACACTGACGACAGTGCTCTTTGTTGTTGATCTTGGACCTGATTGTTACAAAGACACGAACCGTTTTCCAAGTGGTCCATGGTGCAAAAAAGGCGATTTTGTCCTTGTTCGCCCCTACGCTGGCAGCCGCTTGGTGATTCATGGACGTGAATTCCGCATGATCAACGATGATTCTGTGGAAGGTATTGTGGACGACCCCCGTGGTATTAAACGAAAGTAAGGAGAAAACGAATATGGAACAGAAAGAATATAAATTCCCCGATGAACAAGATGATTTTCAAGTTGAAATCGAGGATGACACCCCAGCAGAAGACCGTGATAAAAAACCGTCTGAGGCAGAATTTGTAGAATCATTGGAAAACGATGAATTAGACGAGTATTCAGCCGAAGCAAAGAAGAAAATTGCTGGTTTCCGTAAGATTTACCACGATGAGCGCCGTGCCAAAGAGGCAGCAGACCGTGAACGTCAGGAAGCCATCGATCTAGCTAAAAAGTTATACGAAGAAAACAAAGCCCTAAAAGGCAGAGTCAATTCGACCGAGAAGGTAGCCGTTGATTCCTACAAGATTACCGCCCAGCAAGAGATGGAGATTGCCAAGCGGGAATACAGAGAGGCATATGAGGCTGGCGATTCGGAAAAATTAGTAGATGCACAGGAAAAAATGACATCCGCTAGGATTAAGATGGACAGAGCCAATAATGCGGCTGAAAACATCGATAATCGAAAGGCTTTACAAGAGCGAGAAAATGATGTACAAATACAACAAGTTCGCAAACCTGTCGTGCCTGACACGAAAGCAGCAACTTGGCAAGAGAGAAACAATTGGTTTGGTCAAGATGACGAAATGACCAGTCTAGCGTTGGGACTCCATGAAAAGCTTGTCAAGGAAAACGGCATGGCATATGCAACAACTGACGAGTATTACAGGCGCATAGACGAAACTATGCGAAAGCGGTTCCCTGAGAATTTCGAGGACGTAGAAGACGAAAAACCTCAGTCTAGATCGAAACCTAGCACTGTTGTAGCTCCAGCAAGCCGCAGCACATCTTCGAAAAAGATAAAGCTGAACACTTCGCAGCAAAGCATTGCTAAGAGGTTAGGACTTACCAATGAGCAGTACGCCCGTGAACTTATGAAAATGGAATCTTAAAATGACTACGACCAGAACTACCCGTGAAATTGAAACCCGTGAAACTGCGGAACGTCCTAAACAGTGGATGCCTGCAGAATTGTTACCAGAGCCAAGGAAGATCCCTGGTTATCGGTACCGCTGGATTCGAGTTGCAACGCTAGGAGCGGCTGACCCACGCAACGTCTCAGGAAAAATGAGAGAAGGTTGGGAAACGGTGCCGATTGAAGAGCAACCAGAAATGCAACTGTTAGTTGATCCCAATAGTCGTTTTAAGGACAACATTGAGATTGGCGGATTATTGTTATGCAAAACTCCAGAAGAGTTTGTTGAGCAGAGAAACAGACATTATGCCCAACAAGCAAATGCTCAGATGGACGCTGTAGACAATAGTTTAATGCGTCAAAGTGATCCACGGATGCCCCTCTTTAATGAGAAGAAATCCACGGTAAGCTTTGGCAAAGGTTAATTTTTTTAATATTTAGGAGATTTAAATGGCTTATCCAACCGTTTCAGCTCCCTATGGCTTTAAGGCTATTAACCGTGTAGATGGCATGCCATATGCTGGCGCAATTCGTCAAATTCCGATTGCATCAGGATATACAACTGCTATTTTCAACGGTGACCCAGTTATTATCGTCACAGGCGGCACAATTGAGCGTTCAGCTGCATCAGGCGCAGTTACCACTGGCAACCCAGCAGGTGTACTCGTAGGCTGTCAGTACACAAACTCGTCTGGTCAAACAGTACAGGCACAATACTTCCCAGGCGCTGGCGTAACTAACGCTATTGCTTTTGTGGTAGATGATCCTTTGGCACTGTTTAAAGTAGCCGTAGCCTTTGCTAACGCAGTGGTTACTACTGTTACTCAGGCTGCTGTTGGTACAAACATGTCCTACAATCTCGGTACTGGTTCAACCATTACTGGTGATTCTGGCGCATTTGTAACTGCTGCTTCTGGTGCAAACACATCAACCCTTCCATTCCGAGTAATCGCTGTTGTTCCTGATACTGCTACATCTCCAACGACCTTCACTGAAGTGCTCGTTAAGGTGAACAATCATGAGTACAACACCGCTCTCGGTAATAACTTAAGCTAAGGAGCAATTAAATGGCTATTTCACGTGCACAACTACTGAAAGAGTTGCTCCCAGGTCTGAACGCATTGTTCGGTCTTGAGTACGCAACATACGGCGAGCAACACAAAGAGATCTACGAAACTGAGACCTCTGAGCGTTCGTTCGAAGAAGAGACCAAGCTGTCTGGATTCTCAGCTGCGCCAGTCAAAAATGAGGGTTCAGCCCTTGCTTATGACAACGCACAAGAGGCGTTCACAGCTCGCTACACCCACGAAACCATCGCTCTCGGCTTCTCCCTCACAGAAGAGGCAATCGAGGACAACTTGTATGACAGCCTTTCAGGTCGTTATACCAAGGCTTTGGCTCGTGCAATGGCGTACACCAAGCAGGTTAAAGCTGCTGCCGTATTAAACAACGGCTTTACTGGTGGCGCTTTTGCTGGTGGTGACGGTGTTGCATTGTTTGCAACCAATCACCCATTGGTCTCAGGCGGTACAAACAGCAATACGCAAGCAACTCCTGCCGATTTGAACGAGACTTCCTTGGAAGCCGCCGTTATTCAGATCGCTGCTTGGACAGACGAGCGTGGTTTGCTGATCGCTGCAAAACCTAAGAAATTGGTCGTTCCACCTGCATTGCAGTTCGTTGCAACTCGTTTGCTCGAAACTCAATTGCGTGTTGGCACAACCGATAACGACATCAACGCTATCGTAAACAATGGTTCAATTCCAGACGGTTATTGTGTAAACAACTACCTGACAGACACCAATGCTTACTTCCTGACAACTGATGTTCCAAACGGTATGAAGCATTTCGTTCGTACTCCTTTGAGCAACAGCATGGACGGCGACTTTGACACTGGTAACGTTCGTTACAAGTCTCGTGAGCGTTATTCTTTTGGATTCTCGGATCCATTAGGAATGTTCGGTTCACAGGGTGCTTAATCCCACCTAACGGTTAAATCCGTTAACTTACCCCCTAGCTCAAAAGGCTTGGGGGTATTTTTTTGACGTAAAAATGTCATAAACATTTGATTTAATTGGTGAACTTTATCGCAAAAGGTTTTGTATGGCTAAGATAAGCAAAAAGAAAGATGAAGAATTTATTGCACTTTGGAATAAATTAGGAAGTCCAACTTTAGTAGCTAGAGAACTTCGTACAAATCCAAGAAGTGTATCAAACAGAAAAAATAGTTTAGAAATTAGATATGGTATTAAATTAGAAACGCACGGCTCGTTGCGTGATCCTAAAAAAGAGAAACCAAAAAAAAGAGAATTGGCAGCGCACAATGTTCGCAGGGGCATTGATGTAGATAAAGTAAAACGAGTCATCGTATTTAGCGATGCTCACTTTACTGATACCACCACCACAGCGTTTAAAGCGTTGTTAGTAATGATTAAAGAATTTCAACCACAAGTTATTATCTGCAATGGTGATGCGTTTGACGGACAAGTATTGAGTCGCTTTCCAAGTATTAATTACGATCAAAAACCAAACGTCTTGCAAGAGCTTAACGCCTGCCGTTATCACTTAGACGAAATCGTCAAGCACAAGCC